TTCATCTGCTTTATGTCTGCCTAAACTTCCCGAAGTGCGATACAAAACCATTAAGGTATCCTTAAAAAATGCCTTTTGGTCTTCGTCCATTTGTGTAATCTTACGACTTGGGAACATAAGGTTGAGGCGTTCGCGGCGTTTATCACATCCGCAATCCTCACCGAAAAAAGTCTTTACTACTTTCTCTATTCCTGTGGCTTTCGTTACGGCTGCAATCTTATCGCCTAAACCCCTGCTTTGTGATTTCATCTTTTAAATAATTTCGTACGTCGCATATTGCTCTATACAATGTATTGCGGCTTATGCCCGTTTCTTTTGCCATAGAATTTAAGCTATGCTCATCCCCGTAATATATGGCAAAGCAATTCTTTTCGAACCATTGCACGTTCTGTAACTTAAGCTCTATAAACTCTAAGACCTTTTCGTTAAATCTCTTTTGGTCAATATCGTCAAGGCTATGAATATGCTTTAAGTGTTCCGATGCGTTTCTGTGGCGTTCTTTTGGCTTGCGGTATTTGTAGTGGTATCGACTCGTAACACTTCGATAGTTGTTTATGCATAGCCTAATTATCCAAAACCGCATTTGGTTCTTAGATACTATCTTGGCCATCTTTTCCCTATCGGATTCCAATACCATAAGGATCACTTCGTGCGCTAAGTCTTCAAAGTCTGGGGCTTTGCCTTTCGTTATTACTTTAGCTATCTCAAGAATAGAACCGTAGTTTTCTCTTATGTATTTTTGTACCACTCCCAAGCCTATGAAATTTGTTTGACTAAATTTTCGAAGTGCTTTATCTTTGTTAACAGTTCATCGTTAGTAAACTTAGCTAATTGGTTGCTATGAAATACTAACCAGTCAGATGTGCCTTCCCCATATTCTAAGTCTAAATGTTTCGAAAATAGGTACTGTTCACCGCTGCGAAATCCATTACATTTTTTACATTGGGGCTTAACATTTTGTTCATCCCATCGGGTTGAGTACTTTCCCCTTCCCATAAAATGCCCCGCATCTATTTCATACTTCCAATTCTTAGAAACCCCACACGTATAGCAATCCACTTGCCCAGTATGGTCGGCGTCTTTTGAGCGCACCCAAATACTGAAAACCTTATCTAACTTTTTTACTATAGTGGATCGTTTCATGATAAAAGGTAAAGAATGCCAAGTAGTACTACAATCATTTCGTTAACTCTTAACCCGTCATAAAGGTAGTATTCTATTCCTACATCTACAAACGCAAGTATTACCATGGCTATTACAAGGCCTATCATGTTTGTAAATATAACAACTACTCTTTTGTTTTAAATTATCAAAGACCACAGTAACCTGAATCGCAAGAGGATAAATCATCAAAATTTATCTCATGTTGTGGTTTGTGTTTTTTTATTTTGTCATAGGTTAAATCGCTTCGCCACTGTCCGTTACCTTTTATTCTTTCTTTTGACGCGAACCACTCCATTTTTTCAGGGTGCAAATCCCACATTTTACGCAAGAGTAAAGGGTTTCTATGAAAGCAGCCAACGCAATTGTTTAAGGGCGCAAATCTTACTGGTTGATCTTTCCAGTACTCTACTATTGTATGCCTCAAAATACCATCTTTTATAAGCGGAAAGCTCGGTTTTTGCCACTCAATTGTCTGCCATTTATTGCGTCCTGATTTGTGTTGACCTACAATATCCTTAAACTCAAGCAAACCATTCTCGTTTTGTCGTTCTATCATCTTTGTAGCTCGTCTATGTTCGTTGCCTCTAAATCCAATTCTCATCTCGACTGGTTCATTGATTTTGCTTCTCCACCACCTGAATATGGCGCGTAACTTCATTTCAACTGTGCAATATCTGTGGAGCTTGTTAGGTAGCCACCCCCCTTTCTTTTCTGTAACCTCGTCAAATGAGATTATATTAACCCAGTCAATTTCATTACCTATGTACTGCTCTAAATCGAGGATCGTGTGTAGTATAATATCATCTTCTACTGTCGCTACAAACTCTCTCCCAATTTTATCACTAACCATTTGAATTAATTTTTTATCTTTAGGTGAACACTTAGGATCTTCAATAGTTACAAGAGCAAAAACATTGTAATCTGTGGGGTAGTTTGCTGCTAAATATGCGGAACTTTGTCCTCCTGATATGCTTGTACAAGTTTTCATTGTTCGGGTGTGTTTGGATGTGGTATAAAATCCCATCTTCCTTTCTCGTCGGTTTCTGGTTCGGGTAAAGCCAGGTCTTTAGATAAACGCTTTATAAGTTCGGGGTCTATGTTTGGCAAAGGTGGTACGTCTTTATTTCTTCGCATTTGTTTCTCACGCATCTCTGCCCGTTCCCCTTCGAACTTTTGGAATATCTCGATAAGTTCGGGAAGTTTTAAGCGTTCGTACATCTTGCCGTATTTGCCCGCCTTTAGGTTGACGCATATAATTTTCCATTCTTCTATCTTCATCACGGGAAACTCCTTAATTAAATAGTCGATGGCTTCTATGTAATCCCCCTCGTGTCGGAAGCTCTTGTTGTATTCTAAATAGTCAACCGCATCTTTAAGCAAAGCCATAAGCGAAATATGCACCATCTTAGGTTCGTGCTTAAAAGCCTCCCGTACATTGCTACCATGCTCCCACGCCTGGGCAGGTGTCATTTCAAAGCGATTCGAGATGCGCGAGATACTTTGCGTTATCAAATCCTTTTTTTCCTGTAGCTTTTTTATCTGCATGGAGTCCTGACCATCCCTTCGAAATGGCCTTGTGAATGATTGCGATGGCGTCTGTTTCATTGTTGTTAGATATTTTTTGCAAATCTATAAGACTTGCTTGTTCTGAAATTGATGATTTAAAACGAAAGTTCTTTTCTTCTTTCTTGTATTGCTTCCAAATTTGCCATGTTTCAGCAAATAGATCCCCACCAAATGGCATCACAATTCCCTTTTTGGTTGTATTCTGTGTTGTTATCTGGTTGTTATCTGGTATAGGTTCGACAGATTTGGTAATTCCATTTACCGTTTTTGTCAAATGGATGTCACCCTTTTCGGTAAATGCATTCGACAAAGTAAACCACTTAGTACGGTCATATCTTTTTCCGTTAAAGTTGCCCGATATTACAACACCCTCGTCTTCTAACTTGGTAAGTATCCTACCAATCTTTCGGGCTGAGTAAAAAGGGAAAAGTTTTGCAAAGGCTGTAGTGCTGTTATAAGTCCAGTACTTACCGTCGTGGTAGTTGTTTTCGTTTGCTTCGTTTTTTGCTATCCAGTAACGGATGTGGTGAAGCACAACAGCTCCATCCACACCGTACTGATTCGCGTCTTTCGTTGAGAATGTAAAGAACTCAATCATTCCTTTAAGTATCTCTCGTGGTGCATAACCTCCCAAACTATTTGCCGTTCGGTTGTATCTGCGTTGGATACTATTTCGGGAATGTATTTAAGCATCCCGCGCGGGTTTGACTTCATCCAATTAGTAACCGTTTGATTTGATACCCCTAAACTTTTCGACATATTTAACTGAGTGCCAAAATTCTTTTTTATAAAACTTCTCATTTTTATACTGTTATTTCGTCCGAAGAATTACCAAAAGTTAGAGTGTCTAAATTCAAAGCGTACAACTTTAACTTCTGGGCCATTGCGATGGCTTGCTTTAAGTTTACTTCCGAAGGGGGTGCGCTATTCATTTCCCATTCTAACGCCCTACCTATAGCCCACTCGTTTAAGATAATGTCTTTGCGGTCTTGAAATTTGGCTACACTTGAAGGCGCGGTTGAGTTTGAAGAAGGTGTACTAAAGTTTAAATTCTCAGGACGCTTAACTTGCCCCCAACTAAACCCATCGCGGGAACCTCTTACAATAACTTCTACTTCGTCACCTACAATAAAGGGCGGGGTTTCTGTTTTGTGGTTTGCGCGGATCGTTGTTTCATCTTCAAAAGCGTAGTCGAATGAATACAGTAGTCCGTGTTGTCCTTCGTACGTTCCTGACCCCTGTATAGAAGTCACTTTTTTAACTTGGTTTCCCATAATATAAATTTTTAAAATTAGTAATGCCGCGAAGATAATATAAATAAACCATAAATAAAAATAAAAAGAAAGTTGTTTTAATTAGGTGGTTATACAAATAAGTTTGTATGTTTGTAAAACATTAAACTACTTACAAATTAAAAAAAACAACGTAATGAACTTTACCAGCAAAACAGAATTTGAAATCTATTGTCTACAAAAAGACGAGGAGTCAACACAACAAATTGTTAATAGAGAAAACAAAAATAAAATGGTAACCAAGTGCGCCCAAAACTTAGATGAGAAAAAATATCTTGAATCTTTATCTTGGAAGTTTCAGCGCATATCCATTTCAGGAAAAAATAAAGCCTTCCAGATGGTAAAATTATTTCAACCAATAAATTAAATTAAAATGAATTTAGATACCTTAATAGAGAAAGCAATAATCGACGTGAAGTATTACCAAGAACGTCTTAGAGAATCGGAAACTAAGTTGGACGCGTTTTACACGGCGCGTGACGCCAAGTCAGATAACCCGTATAAACTACCCGAAGACATACCTAATTTTAAGGGGTGTATTGATGCGCTTGATGAACTCAAAAACTTAACCAAATGAAAACGACATTACCAACCCACCCAATCAAAGACTATAACGAATGGCGCAAGTACATCGCTGCGCAAGTTATGACACCCGAAGAAATCTTTGAGGCTGACTTTATGAAGGCATGGGCTAAGTTTAAAGATTCAGTTGTAAACGCTCGCACAAAGTGAATAGTTTAGACGGTAACGGTAAGCCGTGTTTTAAGGCGTCTACTTATGACGTTAATGGTATTGTGCTAACTTATAAAGATAGTACCGCAGAAGACCTTGCAAAGACCTACAACAAGGTCGTGACTGCTAAGGTAAACGGCGACTATGTCGGATGGTCGGATTCCCCTTCATTTATACACTTCAAAAAAGCACAAGAAGACATTGTTTCGATTGAAGAAATAACGTACTGGCATCCATTCAACACGGGTAAGAATTGCCGTTACCATGCTATGCTTTTAATTGCTTGCGGGGGTGAAGACGAAAAGCAATTTTATTCGGATCGTTTAAACGACCATGACAATAGACTTTATTTAACGCGGTTTCGTGGTAGATACCTTCCACTTTGTAAGCCGCAAAATATCACATTCAAAAATTGGGTAAAATGAATTACGAACCATTAAGCGATTGTTGTGGGGCTTCTTGCTTTATGACTGAATTAGGCATCTGCCCCGACTGCTTAGAGCATTGCGAATTTTTAAACGAAGAAGAATGATTACAAACTTTGAACGGGAAACCCACGAACTAAACGACTACGAACTACATACGCTTTTGCCTATTGTAGTGCATGGCCTATCTAATAAAGTAGGCAAAGACAAAGCCATAACGAATAAGGATATTTGTAAAGCTCTTAAAGTCGGGGGATGTAAGATAACCGACACAAGGTTAAGAAAGATTGTTCATCACATACGTACGCACAACCTCGTTCCGTTGCTTATTGCTACCTCAAAAGGCTATTACGTGGCAACTAACAAAGACGAAGTCGATACGTACATACTATCTTTATCCGAACGTATTAACTCAATCAGTAGCGTTAAGACGGCTTTAATAAAACAACTTCAAAATGCTTAAGCACGGATCACTTTTTAGCGGAATAGGTGGGTTTGACCTGGCGGCCGAATGGATGGGGTGGGAAAACGTCTTTCATTGCGAACGCGAACCCTTTGCACAAAAGGTTTTAAACTACCATTTCCCAAACTCAAAACTATATGAAGACATCAAAACCTTTGACGCATCAAGCTACTCTGGACGAGTTGATATTCTCACAGGGGGATTCCCCTGCCAACCATTTAGCGCAGCAGGACTTAGAAAAGGAACAGAAGATGACCGCCACTTATGGCCAGAGATGCTTAGAATCATTCGGGAAGTTTCCCCGCGCTACGTTGTGGGCGAAAACGTTCGCGGGCTTCTTAATGGGTCGGGGGGTTTGGTATTCGAACAAGTGTGTTCTGACTTGGAAGTTGAAGGCTACGAAGTCACACCGTATTCACTTCCAGCTTGCGGTAAAAACGCTCCCCACCGAAGGGATAGAATTTGGTTTGTTGCTCCCGACACCCAGGTTAAACGACTACAAAGGGGGAACATCCAAAGAAAGGACGGACGGAGTAAGCAGACGGAGCGAACTAAATCATTTAGTAAGCCAAGAAGCTGGGAAGAGTTCCCAACTCAACCCCCTATTTGTGGAGGAGATGATGGGCTTCCCAAAGAACTGGACGGCATTACCTTTCCAAAATGGAGAAACGAATCAATCAAAGCCTACGGTAACGCCATAGTTCCACAAGTCGCACACGAAATCTTTAAAGCAATACAGAAAATGGAAGATACTTTTGTACCTTAGCCTTGTATGTTTTTTTATTCTTTTTGGAACCCCTCGCTTTTTCTCATTGGAAGTGGGGGGTTTTCTATTGCAAAAAACGTGAAAGGTAATGAAAGAATGTGAAACTTTTAAAAGGAAAGTTATAAAACTGTACCCTTCTTTGGTTTAGGTTTACCCAAAGGCATCAGCACGTTAATAGCCGTGTGGCCTCCTAATACAACCCCGCACCCAATAGCGGATTTTTTAAAGTTCTTAGCATATGCAAACGCATAAGATTCCCCTATGCCACAACCAACTTGCATACCAAAAGTCTTATGTTTTTTTCCGATATTCCAAATAACATAAGCTTCTGTATGTGTGTGACCGCACACAGAACTCATAAAATTTTTAACCGCTTTACTTTTTGCCTGGCCTCCCTCTCCATGTTCATAAAGTACATCGTCATAAACAATAGATTCGACCCAATTCCAGTCTGTACCTAAAACTTCATTGTATGATTTGATCCACCTGGCGGGAATATCTGAATCGAACGCCCTACGCATTATCAGCCTATCGTGATTTCCTATGCAAATACTAATTTTTTTATCGCAGATTTTTGCGAATGCGTCGCGGTATCTTGAAAGTCTTGCAATCGCTCTATCCAGTTCCTGCCCGCCTCCGTATCCGTCTGGATCGGTAGGGTGAAAACTTGAATAATGATTATCTATGGCGTCACCAATCATTATAATTTGGTTACAATTCCACTTTTCGTAGGTTTCTAAAAGGAATGGCAAATACGAATCTAAATCAAATGGGCAATGTAAATCCCCGCAAATAAGTAAACGCCTCTCTTTTTTCATGAGATGCTGAAAAGCTTTTAGCTTTTTTCCTTTAAGTCTTGGGCGTACGTCTTTCAAAGAATGATATGCAGAGTGGAACAATACCTACAACACAAAGCACCACCCCCGCCCATTCTATCTCCCCGTCCATTGATGCAAGTGCATAAGTTACAATTACGCCCCCGATGGTGCGCTTGGCAGACCACTTTCGTAACTGTCCTTTATCCCGAAAAATCTCGGTCAAGTCCAACTTCGATAAAAGTGCTAAAACCGTCTTCATCTATTCCTTCCAAAAATAACAGCGTTAAGGACTCGTCGGACCACATCCAATACCTTGTCATCTTTTGTTGTTTCTGTTAGTGCCGTGTACGTTCCGAAGAAAGTGATAAGGGCAAGGCAAAGCTCTACCCAGTTTGTTGTAATAAAATCCATGTTATTTAATTAAATCGCCAAATTTATTACCCACTTTAAAAGACGGGCAGTCTTTGGCTTGGTTATAATCGTTGTGTCCTGTTAACTTTAATTCCCCAAACATTACTTGCAACATCGTAAATAGGTTACGAAAGGAATCTTCTTGTTTTTTTGTCATTGTATCCTTAGAAACTAAAGTAGTTTTTGACTTCGGTTTTTTTTTGTCTAAAGACTTCTTCACCTTTTTCACTACGCCGCCCGAATATGCCACGCCGATAGATCCGTAATTATTGCCCCAAGTATGCGCCCCGACTTTACCAATATGCCGACCGCGTTCTATTGTGCCATCTTGGTGAATTAAGAAATGGTATCCTATGTCAGACCAACCCCTTTCTTTTACGTGCCACTTCCTTATTTCTTTAACGGTTAAAACCCTATCGGGTGGGGTTGCTGTGCAATGTAAAATCACTTCTTGTATCTCTCTCATTTTCGGTTCTTTCGGTGCGTTATTATTCCTTCAACGTTTAACCATATTAAAGTTATCCCACCTATTACTCCAAGGGTTAAGGTTATGTTTTCGCTAATCATTCCGTAAGCCCATCCTGTCCATAAAAAGTTTATACTTAAAAGTTTCCCGCCTTCCATTATTTCTTTTTTTCAAGGCTGTCTAACCTTTGTAAAATTCTACCCAGTACATCCATAAGATGTTCGTGGTTTGGTAGGTTTTCAATTTCTTCTTCTGTACAAAAGTCTTGAATCGTCTGTGGAATTATGTATTCTGTCATTTCATTTTAAATAAACAAGTGTAACGGAAGCCACTCATGGTTGAAGAAGGTGTAACTGATAGTCCGAACCTATCCCCTACAATATAATTGTAAGTATCTGAGTCAAATGTAAAAGTGTGAGTACCTGCCGCTGTGTGATTTGCTACGGTTACAGTTCCAAGTTCTGTGTAATTAGATAAATTATTGTCTGTAGTTGGTTTGTAAGGTTTCAAAGCAACAGACCCGCCGCTTACTTGACTTGCTGATGTGACAGATACTAACACACAATTTTTGGGAATTGCAAAAACATTTGTGTATGTGAAAACCGCAGACTCGGATGTTGAAGACCCGAACGGAATAGCCCTTTCGGTTGTTTGTCCAATAAAACAAGCACCATTTACAGTAAAAAATTCATCACCACCGCCCCCGCCGCCTGTTAAATTAGCTACGGTTATCTTCTTTGTTTCCGCAGTTCCCGACACATCCACAATCGCAAGGACATCGTCCGATGCTGCGCTTGTCAGTTCCGATAATTCCGTTATTTTTTTGTTTGCCATTTAAATATCTTTTTAGTCGTAACTCGTTTTTCTTAGTTGGTTTGTATTTGCCTCGGTTTCTTGTTAGCATAAATTACCCAGGTTAGCCCCCGCAAGAAAAGCGCGAACTTTTAAATCGTCTTCAAAATTGTAGTCTACATTCATCCCTTGCGTGTAGTTGTTTGAAGTAGGGTTTAAATCCGCACCCGTGTTTGTGTTGTATTCAGGGAATAGTGTCGAGTTATTTCGGATGTAATCTATTAACCTTTCACGGTAAAATGTTGCCATGTCTAAAGCCTGGTCCATTAACGGTTTTAAATCTTCGTAAGTAGCCGCAGAACTTTGTTCGGAGTTCATTTACGACAACGGCGTTGTTAACGAATCTAAGGCGTAAAAAAGGCACTAATTGAACAAAGCTATATTGAACTGTCGATGGTATAATATAATCGTTTAAAAGCGTTGCGTAGTTTCCCGATACATTCCCCGCATCTATGTCGGTTGTAATCTTGTCGTAAAGTTTAGTTCCCAACACTGGCAAAATCCAACGCTGTTGCGCCATGAAAACATACGGACGAATTAAATCGTCATCGACTGATCCACCTATGGCGGTATCTCTTTTTAATCTATTTGCGGATACGAAAAGTGCTTGGCTCATGGTATTAGTTTTTAGTTATAGTATCCCCTGTTTGGCATATCGCGCGGACGCTTTGCCACTTTTCTGTCGTTAGTTGGAATCCTAACCGCATCGCGTTCGCTTGGGGGTAACGATGTAATCAGCCTTCGGGCTTCTGTAACTGTTATTTTCTTATTGTTCTTTTGTAGATAGGTAACTCGCTCAAACCAATGGTAACAATTTGGGCCGCCCTTGTATAACCAAATGTCGTATGTTGGCGCACCATCAATTCCAAAGCCAGGATTTGCCCCAAACCCCGCAATTATATTTTCCTTTGTGTAAACTAAACCCGCGTTTATCATGTCAGAACAAAAATCTCTTTGCGGTTTGTGTGTGTTTCTGTCGGGGGCATATCTATAACGTACTTTTATAAGTTCATTATCTTGTTCGCTTTCACCTTTTCCATTGTTCCCAGTGCTTGGAATGACCGAAGCAAAACTAAAAAGCGCATCCATAACCGACTCGGTGTCTTTTTCTACCTTGCGTTTGTCTATCATTTCGTAGCCTTTAAGTATGTCTTCTTCTTTTTCACCTAACTTAATCAGAGCATCCGCAACTTTTAACTGTTTTTTTTTTGATAGCTTGGAAAACCTTGCCGCCTCAACTTCTACTACCGCGTCTTTGCCCTCGGTAAAAAGTGCTTCCGCTACCGATGGTTCGAATTGTAGCATCTGAATTAAGAAGACTATCGCTTGTTCTGACGTTAGCAAACCTTCGCCTACTTTAACGATAATGTCAAGGGCCGAAGTAATCTGTGCGCCATTATAAGACGCCTGATTATCTGCGGTAACCGCAACTTCTTCTACTTCTTCTACTTGTTCTGGATTATCCACACCGTCTTCGCTTTCTATTCCTTCTTTTTGTTGCACGCCCTCGTCAAGTGTATCGATAACGTCAAGGTCTAAGAAGTCGGCGGGTTTTGCCGTGATAAAGAAAATATCTAACTCAATGTCATTTATTGCAAACAACTTACTAAACGCGTTTAATAGAATATCTTGAAACGGTGCGACTACCGTGTTGTTAAATAGGCTGTAAGAATCTCTTAACTCGTCGGCGTTGTTTCCAAAACCCCCACCTTCGGAACGTACCCCAAAAATTAACGGGCTAACTACACGATGCGCTGTTATTATTTTTTCACTAACGAGCTTTGAAAGGTATTCGTACATCCCGTCAGCCCCGTTTTGTGTTATCGGGGTAAACTCTGGCGCAGTTTCGTCACCATCGTTAAAAGTGATTAGGATACGCCCTGCGTTATCTGCGCCTGTAAATTTATCTATTACCTTTTGTTCTATTACTCTGCGCTCTTGTTGCGTTGGAACACCATTTTTAAACGATAAAAGCATACTTGGAAAAAAGCCCCTTCGTATTCCCTGTAAATGAAATTCGCTTATCTCTTGGTCGAGTTCGATGTAGTTATTTCCCCCCGCATAGTCGGGTAAAGCGTAGTAATGTAACGAAGGTGTGTATCTCTTAATCTGGAAACACGTAGAAGCCGTAGTACGGTCTTCGTTAGAGAACGCCTTAATGGCCTTTTCTACCTCTCTCTTATCCCTCCAATCAGATTTATAATAAAACTCGCTTATTACCCCCTCAGAATCCGCGATACCGCTTCTTATCGTGTGAACGGGTAAGTGCTTTAGTTGTGCAATGCGAGTTCGTGACGCGTTCCAAATAACATTTACGTATGTCATACCGTAAAGTTTAATATCAAAGGCAACCTTTTGTAAAAGGTCTTCGTCGCTTTTTCTTAGAAGGTCTTGAAGACGTAACCATTGTTCCCTTGTACCGTCTGAATCGTCTTTATCCGTAGCATCTAAACCGCCGCCGTAAATCATATCTGCGACGCCGTTAATTATAGCCCCATTTGTTGAGCTTGTAATAAATAAGTCGCGCAAGTAATCCCCATACAAATCGTCTGCCCCATAGGTTACAAACTTCTGCCCTTGCTTTTCACAAAAAACAGGTATCTCCTGGTCGGTGTAATTTATTACGCTAAAATTGTCCTTCTTCATTATGGATAAATGTATTGTATAGGTGTCGGGGTGTACTCGTTAAAAGGTGGGGTTACCTCCTTCATATTACCAAGGTAATCGTGTACATATGCCATTCCCTGCTGTAGTTGTTTAGTCGCTAAGGTAGGGTCTAAATTGGTAGAACTTGTTTGTTCGTATATTTTGTAGGTGTAGAATCCCATCGGGTACGTATCCCTTCCCCCAGTACTGTCATAAAAAGAAATTATTCCAAGGGTAGGTTGTGGCGTTGCGTCTGTGCTTACTACCGT